GTCTTCTTTTGCGTCCGGGTTGGCCGGATTCGGGCGGGTTCGGGAGGCTAGGTGAGTGATCGGGTCCGATACGACCGCAAGAGGGGGCGGGCCGAGGCCGCTTTGGACCATGAGCTGGTGGAGCGCCGCGACATCGGCCAGGCCGAGCGAGCCCACCTGCGGGTGCAGGCTCACGCCGTGGACATGGCCGAAGCGGCCCGAGATTCGGACGCGGTGACGCGTGCCTCTGACGGCTATCTCCGCCTCCGTATCGCCGCCGGGCTCACCCTCGGAGGCTCCAAGCCGGTCGACGCCTTCGACGCCCTCATCGCTGACCTGGCTGCAGCCGACTCCGACCCTAGCCACGCGCCGAACGCCTGAGCGGCGCAGCTTCGGGCGTGCGATAGCCAAACTGGCCGCCGCTTGCGGCAAGGCGCTGCTCCCCTGGCAGCGTTACGTGGCCGACGTGGCCCTGGAGGTCGACGAGGCCGGCCGGTTCTTCTATCAGCTGGTGATCGTGACCGTGCCCCGCCAGTCGGGCAAGACGACCCTGTTCGGGACCGTCGCCGACCACCGGGCTCTGATCGTCCCCCAGGCCCGCTGCTGGTTCACTCAGCAGTCGGGCAAGCACGCCGTCGACTGGCTCATCAACGAGCACTGGCCGCTGCTGGCCCCGTTCGTGCCTAAAGTCCATTTGCGGCGGGCGGCCGGCTCCGAGCACATCAAATGGCTGCCGTCTGGTGGTCTGATCCGGCCGTTCCCGCCCACCCCCGACGGCCTGCACGGCAAGGTGTCCGATCTGGTGGTCGTCGATGAGCCGTGGGCGTTCGACCAGGTGCGCGGCACCCAGCTCGATCAGGCCATCGTGCCGACCCAGGCGACGCGCCCCAACGCCCAGGTGTGGAAGGTGTCAACGGCCGGCGACGCCACCTCTACCTGGTGGCTGGGGACCGTCGAGGCCGGTAGGGCCGCGGCCAGGGCCGACCGCCGCGACGGGGTCGCCTATTTCGAGTGGTCGTGCCCGGACGGGCTCGACCCGACCGATCCTGTCTCATGGCCCCTGTATCATCCCGCTTACGGGCGGACGGTCGGGCCTGACTCCATGAGCGCTGCTCTGGAGATCCTCGGAGCCGACGAGTTCGCCCGTGCCTACGGCAACCGCTGGGTGTCGACCACGGCCCGGGTCATCCCGCTGGCGGCGTGGCGGGCCGCGGCGGAGGAGCCGGCCGACCTGCCCGAACCGGGCGGGCTCGCTTTGGGCTTTGACGTGGCCGTGGACCGCTCCGACGCCGCCGTGGTGGCGGCCTGGCGCGACCCGGCCGGGATCGCCCATGTGGAGGTGGTCGACTACCGGGCCGGCGTGGGCTGGCTGTCCGAGCGGGTGCCGGAGCTGGTGGCGAAGTGGCGGCCCCGGGCGGTGGCCTACGACGCGGCGGGGCCGGCGCTCGACGTGGCCGACGTCCTCACCAGGGCCGGCGTCACCCTGGCCGGCCTGGCGGCTCGCGAGTACGCGGCGGCCTGCTTGAGCCTCCTCGACGGCCTCACGGCCGACCCCCCGGCGGTGCGCTACCGCCCGCATCCGGCTCTGGACGCGGCCGCTAACGATGCCGTGCGCCGGGCTCTGGGCGACGCCTGGGCCTGGGGGCGGCGCGCCTCGGCCGGGAGCCTGGCGGCGTTGACGGCGGCCACGGTGGCCATCTGGGGGTTCGATCACGCCCCCGCCGCTATCGGTGACTTCAGGATCTACTAGCCGGTAACCGCAGGTCGTATGCTTGGTGGGCGTGTCGATGGTGTGGTCGCGTAACCCCGGGCCGTGGCCGGTGGGGCGCACCTCGGGCGGGGCGCCGTCGTTGCGGTTCGACCCGCCGACCGGCACCAACGCCATGGTCGGCCCGTTCGTGTGGGACGCCACCTCGGCCCGCCAGATCCCGGCCGTGGCCCGCTGCCTGCAGATTTACTCGGGCCTGGTCCGCCAGATGAAAATGGACGCCTACCGCGGCGAGATCAAGCTGCCCCGGCCGCGCATCCTGGACCGGCCCGACCCGCTCAACGCCGGGTCCTGGTTCGTGGGCATCTCCATCGAGGACTACCTCCTGTCCGGTAACGCCGTGAGCATCGTCACGTCGCGCGGCGTCGACGGGTGGCCGCTCACGGTGCAGTACCTGCCCATCAACTACGTCTACATAGTGTGGATACCCGGCCAGCCGATCCCCGATTACTACTTCTACGGGGTGCCGCTGGCGGCCGAGGACATCATCCACGTCAAGCGGGGCGCCGATCGCTGGTTCGGGGCCGTGCGCGGTGTCGGGATCGTCGAGGAGGCGATGGGCACCCTGGACCGGGTGGCCATGGAAGAGGTGTACGAGTCGGCCACCCTGGCGGGCTCGGCCGTCCCCTCAGTCGCCATCATCGCCCCCCAAGCCACCCTGACCCAGGACGTGGCCGACAACGCGGCGGACAACTGGGAGATCAAGTACGGCGGCCCGAACCGCCGGCCGGCCATCCTGCCCAACGGTACCCAGGTGATCCCGTTGGCGTGGTCGCCGACCGACACGCAGCTGATAGAGGCCCGCCACATGTCCTTGATCGACACCGCCAACCTGTTCAACCTGGACGGCTACTGGCTGGGCGCCCCCGTGGCCGGCATGACCTACAAGACGGCCACCCCCCAATACCAGCAGGTGCTGCGGACGTCGTTGGAGCCGGTGTTGGCCGACTTCGAGGACGTATGGTCCTACGCCTGGTTGCCGCGCGGCCAGGACGTCCGCTTCGACCGTAACCAGCTGCTCTCCGACGACCTGACGGTCACCTCTAACGCCATGGTGGCCACCTATAACGCCGGGATCCTGACCCTCGACGAGGCCCGGGCGGGCATGAATCTGCCGCCCACCGACGAGGACACCGGGCCGCCCACCCCGGCCCCGGTGGCGGCTCCGGCGCCGCCGTTGGGGGCGCAACCCGAAGAGCAAGCCACTCCCGAGGAGGTGCCGGCCGCATGACCGAGCCCGAGCTGCGCGACTTCACCGCCGTTTTGAACCTACGCGACACCCAGGCCGTGGGACGGCCGTACAAGTACCTGGAGGGCCGGGCGGTGCCCTATGACGAGTGGGCGCCTGTGCGGACCCAGTTCGGCGGTTTCCTGGAGCAGCACCGCCACGGCTCCTTTAAGCGGTCCACCAGCTCGGCCCGCCCGGCCGGGAAGAGCCTGCCGCTGCTCCTCTTCCACGACAACCGCTCCTTCCCGATAGGTCACGCCGAAAACTGGTCGCATCCCGCCGACGGCCTCCACGGCGTGTGGAAGCTCAATGACAGCCCGGAGGCGCAGCGGGCCGCCCATTTGGCCGAGGCCGGCGACCTGGTCGGCCTGTCCATCGGGTTCACCGACGCCACCGCCCCCGCCTGGGCTGACGGCGACCCGTTCTCCGACGACCCCGACGAGCTGCCCCGGGTGACGCGCGTCGAATCCAGGCTGGTGGAGGTGTCGATGACACCGACCCCGGCCTTCGAGGCGGCTCAGGTGACGATGGTGCGCTCGGCGTGGCGGCCGCCGGTTCCGCCCGAGCGGGACGTGGATCGCTGGCGGCGCATCGCCGACGAACTACGCTCCCGGTAGCGACGCACGCGGCCGACCCCGCCCATCCCCCGTCCGCCACCCGGGCCTAACTCGCTCCCTGGCGGGCCTGGATGCTGGCCCGTCGGGCAGCCCCGCCAGCTGACAGCCCACCAGTAGCGGAGGTTGAACCGATGAACCCTGTCCTTGATCGTTTGCGTGCGCAGCGGGCCGAGCAGATGTCGGCGATGGACGCCGTGCTCGGCCAGGTGACCGACGACCGTGATCTGGTCGACGCCGAAAAGTCGCTGTTGACGGCGACCCAGCAGCGCCTGGCCGAGATCGACGCCCAGATCAAACCGTTGGCCGATTACGAGGACATGCGCGCCGCCCATGAGGCCGCCGCTGCCAACCTGCCGCAGCCGCGCGGCGACCGGGTGCCGGCGGGGCCGCGCCGGGCCGACGGGAACGACCGGGCGCCCCAGTACCGCTCGGCGGGCGAGTTCGTGGTGGATCTGCTCCGGGCTCGGGGGATCTCCGAGCGGGGCGTGATCGACGCCGCCGCCGCCAACCGGATCGCCCAGACCCGCGCCGTGGCCGACCAGAAGACGACCGACACGGCCGGTATCCTGCCCACCCCGATAGTCGGCCAGGTCGTGAACCTGATCGACGCCAACCGGCCGTTCATCTCCTCCCTCGGCGGCGCCAAAGCTTTGTCGGGCATCCCGGGGGCCACGTTCACCCGCCCGAAGATCAGCCAGCACGTCCTGGTGGGCCAGCAGGTACCGGCCGGCGGGGCGGGCGAGAAGACGCAGCTGCCCTCCCAGAAGATGACCATCACCCCGGTCAGCTTCGCCAAGAACACTTACGGCGGCACCGTCGACATCTCCCGCCAGGACATCGACTGGACGTCCCCGTCAGCGTGGGACATCCTGGTCCGGGACCTGGCCAACGTGTACGCCGTGCAGACCGAAACGGCCACTACGGCCGGGTTCAAGGCGGCGGCCACGGCCACCCCGGTAGTGGTGGCCACCAACGACCTGAAGGGCTGGACGCTGGCCCTGTACACGGCGGCCATGCACTCCTATCAGGGCGGGTTTATGATGCCCGACCGGATCTGGTGCTCACTCGACGTGTGGGCCGCTTTGGGTTCGCTGGTCGACGTGGCCCGGGTGGTGCTACCACCGGACGGCTCGGTCGGCGCCGTGGACACCCCGCTCGACTCGATGGACATCGGGGCCGCCACTTTGGCCAACTTCCGGGGCGACATGCTGGGCGTGCCGCGCATCGTGGTCCCCACCTTCGCGGCCGGCACCTGCATCGTGGGGCCGTCGGGCCTGTTCGAGGTGTACGAGGAGGTGATCGGTTTGCTTTCGGTGATCGAGCCGTCGATCCTGGGTGTGCAGGTGGCCTACGGCGGCTATCTGGCTTCGGGCAGCCTGGCCGCCCCGGCGTTCATTCCGCTCACGCCTCCGGCCGGGATGCCGACCATGGCCGAGGTCGAAGAGCCGCCGGCCGCGGACGAGGCCGACGAGAAGCCCGCCAAGAACGCCAAGAGCTGATGGGCTGGTCTATCAAGCCGATGGGGTCGTGGGGCGCTGCCACCAGCAGCGCCCCCGCCACCGACTTCGCGGCCGCCCTGGCCCTGCCCGGAACGTGGCACTGGTACCCGGGGACCACCACGCTGGCGGTACGCAAGGACCAGTGGGGCACCCTGGCGGCCACGCCCGAGGTCGACTCCATCCAGCCCACCACCGGCCCGGTGGCGGGTGGGACCGGGGTCACGATCCGGGGGTCGGGCCTGACCGGCTCGACCGGGGTCACCTTCGGCGGTACCGCCGCCACCGGGTTCCTGGTCAACTCTGACGCCACCGTCACCTGCATCACCCCCGCTCACGCCGCCGGGGCGGTGCCGGTGGTCGTCTTGAACCCGCGCGGCAACGTCACCGCGGCCGAGCAGTACACGTTCGTCTGATGGCGGTCTGGCCCACCCTCAAGGAGGTGCGAACGCTGCTGCGTCTGCAGCCCAACCCCGACGAGGACGGGGTCATCCAGACCGCCCTGGCCGCCGCCGTCGACTACGGCATCCGGCGGATGGGCTCCCAGCTGGTCGACAACGGTGACGGCACCTTCGGGCCGGCCACCGAGCCGGTCTACCCCGGGGACACCACCGCCCTGCCCGACGCCGCCCACGAGGCGTGCCTGTTCCACGCGGCCCGTTTGTACCGCCGCCGCGACTCCATAGATGGGGCGCTCGGTTTCGCCGACACCGGCCTGATCCGGGTGGGCCGCTACGACCCCGACATCGACGGCCTGTACGCGGGCACGGCGCCGATGGTGTTCGGGTGAGCTGGTCGCGGGCGTCGGTGGCGGCGGCGATAGCGGCGGACCTGTTCGCCGCCTCCGAGGGCGGCATAACCGCCTTCGCCGACCCGCCGCCCACGTTCAACATTCCCGCGTTCATCGTCGGCTGGCCCCAGACGGTGGTTTACAACACGCCGATCATGGGTGTCGACGAGGTCACCTTGCCGGTTATCACCGTGGCCGGCCTGCCCGAGGCGTCGGTCGTCGACCAGATGCTGGCCACCGCCCGCGGCGCCCTGGAGGCCGACCTCACTTTGGGCGGCCTGCTGGCGCATGGGGTGCTGGTCGTCACCGGCACCCGCAACTGGCGGGCGCTGCTCGACGTCGGCGGCGGCCAGTATCTCGCCGCCGATCTGATGCTCACCATCCGAATGTAAGGAGGTTCCACCCATGGCCAATGCAGGTAGCGACAAGGGCAACGGAGGCAACGGAGGCGTCGGCGTGCTCGACGAGGTCAACCCCCTGGCCGACCCGACCCCGCCGGTAGCGTCGCCGCTGATCCTCACCGACGGCTACGTCGAGGTCAACGGCGTCAACCTGCGCTGTTTGGGCCTGCATTTCGAGGTCAACCCGGAAAACAAGCCTGTGACGGTTACGACGTTTTGCTCGGAAACTGACTACCCGGCCATCGTGAAGTGGCATTTCGTGGCCAAGTTCGCTCAGTCGTTCGCGCCGGGCGCTACTGACGCCACTTTGCGGGCCGCGGTGGCCGCCTATCAGGCCAGCCAGCAGCCGGCCCAGTTCAAATGCCGGGCCTACTCCAGCCAGGTCGTCAGCGCCACCAACCCGCAGTTCTCGGGGTTCATGATCCCCCAGCCGTACCGCTACATCGGCGGCGACGCCGGCACCCTGTCCGAGGTCGACGTCGACTGGATCTTGACGGCCCCGCCGTCGGTGGACACCGGGGCCGTCACCGCCACCGGGGCCACGGCCGGCTCGCCCGGGTTTTTCACGCCGTCGGGGGCCAACATCCCGGCCAACCTGGCCGCCCTGTCGGCCCTGACGGCCACCCCGGCCACCACTTGGGCTACCGGCCAGTACGTGATCACCGCCGACAAACTGGCGGCCAACTGGAACGGCACCGCTTTCGTGGCCGGCATCCACCCCTGATGGCCGACGGCGATACCGTTGTGGTCGGCCTGCGAGCCCTGCAGCGCGACTTTCGGAACATGTGCGAGCCGACCGGGGCGCTGGCCGCGGCCATGCGGAACGCTGGGCGGGAGGCCGTCGCCCCCATCGCCGAGCAGGCCCGCACGACGGTGCCGGTCGTGTCGGGCGCCCTGGAGCGCTCCATCGTGGTGTCCTCCACGAGACTGGGGGCGATGGTGCGTGAGGGCGGCGGCGGTGTCGTCTACGCCGGCCCGGTCGAGTTCGGCGGCTACCCGCCCGGCCGCGACTACCTGCCGCAGGGCCGCTACCTGTGGCCGGCGGCGCAGGTGCTGGGGCCCCAGGCCGCGGACTTCTACGCCGCCGCCGTGAAGCGGACGCTCGACAACTATCACTGGACCAACACCAGCACCGACCCGGAGGCCGTCCATGACTAAAACCACCGAAGAGCCGCCGGTACGCATCGAGGCGACGTCGCTGCGGATGCGCCCCTCCGACATGCGCCAGTTGACGAAGGCCACCGGCCGCACCCTCGAACAGCTGCTCCAATCCGACGAGTCGGCCGACAAGTTCCAGGCCATGGCCTTCATGGAGTTGCGTCGCCGCCACCCGGCCCTCGACGCTGATCAGTTGTGGTCTATGGCCGGTGATGTCGAGGTCGAGATAGGCGGCGAGACGCCGGACCCTACCGCCAACGGGCAGCAGACAATCTCGCTGCCCTATGCCGATACTGGCGAATGACCCCGGGCGAGCTGGCCGAACTCGACGACGACACCTTTAGGGCGTTCATTCGGCACATGGACCGCGAAGCGGCCGAGATCGCCAGACGAAATCCAAAGAGGTAGGCGATGGCTCTTAGCCCGACCGTAACGGTCCGCATCGCCGCCGACCTGCTGGGCTTCCAGACCGCCCTCAACAAGGTGGCCGCCACGGCCCAGTCGGGGGCGGCGAAAATCGCGGGCGGCTTCCACTCCATGCTGGGCGTCATCAATCAGACGGGGGTGCTGGCCCCGTTCTCCCAGGCCCTGGGCGGCGTTGACGCGGCCCTGTCGAACATGGAGGAGCACGGCAAAAAGTCGTTCGGGGCGGTCGCCGCCGCGGCCGGGGCCGGGATCGCCGCTATCGGTACCGCCCTGTCGTTGATGGGCTCGAAGGAGCAGGCGTCCCATCAGCAGCTGCAGACGGCGGTCGAGGCCACCGGGGCCAACTACGACGACTTCTCCGGCCAGATCGACTCCACCACCAAGCACATGGAGAAGTTCGGCGACACCTCGGCGGAAACCCAGGACGCCATCCGGATACTGACCCAGACCACCGGCAACACCCAGACCGCTATCAACGGCGTAGGCATCGCCGCCGACCTGGCCGCGGCCAAACACGAATCGTTGACCACCGCCGCCAGCCAGCTAGCCAAGGTGTACGGGGGCGCCAAAGGGGTCCTGACCCAGTTCGGGATCACCGCCGCCAAGGCCGGCGACAACACTAAGGACATGGCCGCGGCCACCAAGGCGGCGCAGACGGCCGACCAGAACGCCCAGACGGCCAAGCAGCATTTGGCCGACATCGAGGCCGTTGACGCCGGGAAGAAGCATCTCACCACGGCCGAGGCCATCAACCTGCGCAACGCCCAGCAGAAGGTTACCGACACGGCCAAGATCGCCACCGACGCCCACAAGAAGCTGGCCGACATGCACGCCACGGTGACCACCAAAGCCCAGGTGACCCAGTCGGCCATCCAGCAACTGGCCACCAAGCTGTCCGGTCAGGCGTCGGCGGCGTCGGACACTTTCAAGGGCAAGCTTGAGGACGCGAAGGCCCACCTGGAGGACATGGCCTCGAAGATGGGCCAGAAGTGGGGTCCGGCCATCCAAACCTTCGGGGCGGTGATGGTCGTCGCTGGGTCCATCGGTTTCGCCGCCTTCGGCTGGATCGCCCTGGCCGTGATAGCTATCGGGGCCCTGGTCGCCGTCGGGATCATCCTCTACAAGAACTGGGACACCATCGCCGCCTTCCTGAAACGGGATTGGCCGCTGGTGATCGGGATCATGACCGGCGGGTTGACCCTGTTCGCCGCGCTGATCTGGAAGTTCTTCGGCAAGGACATCAAGCAGTGGGTGTCCGACGCCGTCGACTTCATCGTGAACACCTGGAACGGCCTGGTCAACTCGATCAAGGGGATCGTGGCCGCCATCTCCTACTGGGTGTCGGTGCCCTGGAAGGCGGCCCAGGATGCGGCCGGGGCGGTGACGCGGGCCATCATCAACGCCTGGAACGGCGTGGTCGGGTTCTTCGTCGGCCTGGCCGGGTCCATCGAATACTGGATCAAGCTGCCCTGGACCGCCGCCCTGACCGCCAGCGACGCAGTGGTGAAGGGCGTCAAGGACGGCTGGAACGGCCTGGTCTCCTTCTTCACCGGCATCTACCACACCTTCGCCTGGATCTTCGGCAACATCGGTGGGGCCATCTCGGGTGGGATCAACGCCGGACTCAACGCCATCAAGGGCCTGTGGAACGCCACCGTGGGCAGGGTCAGCTTCTCGGTCCCGTCGTGGGTGCCGGTCTTCGGTGGCGACAAGTGGGCGTTCCCGCAGATGGCCGAGGGCGGCATCGTCACCTCGCCGACCCTGGCCATGATCGGCGAACGCGGCCCCGAGGCCGTCGTCCCCCTCGGCCGCGGTGGCGGCGTGGGCGGACCGGCGGTGGTCATCCAGCAGGCCAACTTCGCCACCGAGCTCGACGTGGAGTCGTTCTTGCGCCGGGCCGCCTGGACCGTACAAACGCAGAGGATGTGAGATGGGCAACCTGCCCACCTGCGTCCGTACGGCCTGGCTGGACCTGTACGGCGACGGCTCCCAAACCATCCCGCTCGAGTCGGAGGCGGCCGGCTACTTCTGCCAATCCCTCGATCTGGGGTTCCCGACGGTACGGGAGGTCACGTCGAACAAACCGGACCAGCAGGGCATGGACGACCGCACCATGTACATGGGCGGTCGGGTGGTCACCGCCAACATCACCGCCCTGACCGGGGCCGGCGCCCGCATCGACGGGGTGGCCTCCGCCTTCGGGCCGTACATGAACCCGGCCGCCCGGCCCGTCCTGCACTACGTGCTGGACCGGCCCGGCACCGCCGAACGCACCCTGACCGTGCGCGGCTCGGGGTTCACCTGGCCGATAGTCGGCCCCTACCAGCGCGACATACAGCTGCAATGGGTGGCCGCCGACCCCATAGTCCGAGACACGCTCACCCAGACCGTCGAAGCCTCGGCGGGGACCTCGGGGGGCGCCGGGCGCACCTACCCGCTCACGTACTCGCGCGTCTACCCGGCCGGGGGTTCCGCCTCGGGCACGACCGCCACCATCGTGTCGCACGGCGACGTGGCCGTGCAGCCCTTCCTGCGGGTCTACGGCCCCATCTCGGGCCCGGGGTTCTACGTCCACTTCGCCCCCTCTATCGGCCCCGTCGCCAACGTCAGATTCCTCGATTCGTTCCGGATCGACGCCGGCCACTGGGTCGACGTGGACACCAGGAACAAAACCGCCCTCCTCGACTCCGACCCCACCCAGTCGGTCCTGGCCTCCCTGGACTGGATCAACACCGTCTGGCCGGTGCTGCCCATCGCCCCCGCCTCGACCACCATGAACCTGTACGGGGCGTCCACCAGCGGCGTAACCCAGGTGCAGGCGTCGTGGGCCGACGGATACCTCACGTAGATGACCGCCGTCGCCACCCCGCTCGCCGCCCCCGGCACCTACCCGATCCCGGCCGGGCGGGGCCGCTGGCGGCTCACTTTGCACCGCCGCCAGTTCGCCGACCAACCCAGCGCGGCCACGATCCTGGCCGAACAGATCGACGCCCGTGGCCGCCAACTCGTCCAAGCCTGGGACACCGCCGCCACCCTCACCTTCACCCTCGACGGCCACTCCAAAGGCGCCGCCCTCATCAACGAGCTGCGCCACGACGTCATCGCCTGGCGCTGGGACGACCAGACCGGCGCCGACGTCCCGGTCGGCCGGTTCATCATCGACCACTCCGAGGACGAGATCACCGAACAGTCCCACACGGTGGTGTTCACCTGCCACGACTACTACGCCATGCTCACCCGCCGCCTGTTGACGGCCACCTATTCGGCCACCAACGTCGACCAGGACGACATGGTCACCGCCATCGTCAACGGGGCCAGCCAGGTCCGATCCTCGTCCGGCACCCCGTTTAGCCCCGGCGCCTACCTGCCCCTCACCGTCGCCCTGGTCAATCCCGACGGGTCCACCCGCACCACCCCGTCGGGCCAGCTGCGCCAGCGTATCTACCCGCCCCAAACCGACGTCGGCCAGGTCGTCGACGAACTGTCCAAGATCATCAACGGGTTCGACTTCGACGTCCAACCCGGCACCAGCCACGACCTCCTGCGCCTGTTCTACCCCTACCAGGGGGTACCCAGAACCACCCCGGCCCTGGTGTACGGGTCGACGGTGGCCAGCCTGACCCGGGTGGTGGCGTCGGCGGACTACGCCAACTATCAGCGGGTCCTGGGCAACAACGGCTCCTCCGACCCCGCCGCGGCCCAGCTGTACTCCGAGACATGGAACGCCGACGCCGCCTCGGGCACGGCCGGGGCGGTCGGCCTGTGGATGACCGGCGACAACGCCGCCGACGTCACCATCCAGGCCACCCTGGACCAGAAAGCGGCCGGCGACCTGGCCCTGTCGGGCGTGCTGCTGCCGTCCTACACCCTCAACCTGCGCCCCGGCGCCTACACCTGGGGCAACCCCAACATGGGCGACGTCGTCCCCCTGATCGTGAAATCGGGGCGTCTCAACGTGTCGACCACGACCCGCGTCCTCGGGATCACCTACTCCATAGGCGACGACGGCGACGAGAACGTTTCCCTGACCGTCGGCCGGCCGTTCACCAACCTGTTGCACCTGTTCACCCAGGCCGACCGCGACGTCGACGCCCTCACCCGGAGGTGACCCATCACTAGGTACACGCCTGACTGGCTTCAGCAGGGCACTTACTCGGCGGCCATGGACCGCCGCGTCCTCCAAGCCCTCTACCCCAACCCGGCCTGCTCGGGCTGCGCCGTCTCGGCCGGTTCGGGCATGACCGTCAACGTCGCCGCCGGCCAGGTCGCCGTGCCCACCGCCAACGCCACCGGCACCCTGATCTGCACCTCCGACGCCGTCGAACCCGTCGCCCTGGCCGCCGCCCCCGGCACCAACTCCCGCATAGACCTGGTGGTCTGCCAGGCCCGCGGCAACGACCTGGACGGCGGCGCCAACAACGACTTCATCTTCGCCCCCGTGACCGGCACCGTGGCCGCCTCGCCCGTCGCCCCCGCCGTGCCCGCCAACTCGGTCGCCCTGGCCCAAATCGCCGTCGGTACCGGGGTGGCCGCCATCGTCGCCGGCAACATCACGGACGCCCGCCCCGCTCAGCCGCTGGCCGTGCCGACCGTACCGCCCGCGGATTCGGCGTGGACCGCGCCCACCCTGACCAACAGCTGGGTAAACGCCGGAGGCGGCACGTTCGCGGCCGGTTATCGAAAAGTCGGGTCGATGGTCTACCTGCGCGGCAGTATCAGGTCGGGGACCATCGGCAGTGCCGCCTTCACTTTGCCGGCCGGTTACCGACCTCTCAGCCTGGCGGTGATAGGGACCGTTTCGAACAACGCCGGCACTCTCATGGTGTCGCAGCTGACCGTCAGCGGCCCCGGCGCGGTCACGCCCGCGGTGGGCAGTAACGCCAGCGGGTTTTACCTCGACAACCTGTCCTTCGACACCATATAAGGAGAAAAACCATGACCACGCCCGAGCCCGAGCCCGTACCCGAGCCCGACGAGGAGCCGTCCCACCCGCCCACGACCCCCGACGAGTGACCCTCAACCGGGTCTGGATACCGTCACCGAACTACTCGTCGCGCGGCGCCGCCACCGTACGGTTGATCGTCATCCACACCGCTGAGGGCGCCCTCACCTACCAGTCGCTGGGTAGCTTCTTCGCCAACCCGTCCAGCGGCGTGTCGTCCCAGGTGGGGATAGACGACACTGCAAACACGGTGGGGGAGTACGTGGCCCGGGCCAACAAATCATGGGCGGCGGCCAGTTTCAACCCTCAGGCGACCCAGGCCGAGCTGTGCGCCTTCGCCGCCTGGACGCCGGCCGACTGGGACCGCCACCCCAACATGCTGGCCAACTGCGCGGCCTGGATCGCCGAGGAGGCCGCCGCCTTCGCTATCCCCATCGTCCGCCTCACCGCCGCCCAAGCCCAGAGCAACGGGCGAGGCGTCTGCGGCCACGTCGATCTGGGCTCCGGCGGCGGCGGCCACTGGGACCCCGGCCCCGGCTTCCCGATGGACCAAGTGATATCGATGGCGGCCGGCGGGGCCGGCCCGCCCACCAACCTGGAGGATGAGAACGTGACCAGCTACGTCAGCGGCACCCAGCAGCATGTGTTCGCCCAACGCTCCGACGGGACCGTGGACCACTGGTGGTATGACTCTGCCGCACCCACGGCCGGCTGGAAGCACGCCACCCTGCCGAAATAGTCCCCATGCCGTGGCGGATCAAACGGGTCTGGATCGAGATCCTACTCGGCGTGGCCGCCCTCACCCTGGCCATCATCGTGCTCGTCTTGAACCGCGACGTCCCCTCGGATCTGCTGGCCGTGCTGGGCCTGGTGGGCGGGGCGGCCATCGTCGTCAACGCCCTGCCCGACAACGGGGGTAATGGTAAGGAATGAACAACACCCAGACCGTCGTGCTGCTGATCGAGGTCGGCATCATCGCCCTGGCCGCCCTGCTGCGCATCCTCGGCCAGCGGGGCTAGCCGAACTGGTTGAGCACCCAGAACAGCAGCACCGTGGTCGCCACCGCGGCGGCCACCACCGCCAACACCAGGCCCAGGTAGACGGCGATCATGCGGCGCCGCTGATCTCTGCCCCCATCCATATAGCTCCAGGCGTATACCCGGCTAACGAGCGTATAAGCGTCCGGGGGGAGCGTTGAGCCCGGCCCGTATCACCCGGTCGTCGCCGGTGCGCAGATAACGGTCGGTGGTCGCCACGTTCTGGTGGCCGAGGAAGCGTTGCACCGCCTTGATGTCGCGCGTCGCCTCATACAGCTCGGAGGCGGCCGTGTGACGCAGGGCGTGGGCCGAGTTGCCGTCATAGGCGGCCGCCTTAAGTCCGGCGGCTTCCATCCAGGCTCGCACCATGCGCGACAGGGCGGCCGGGGGGCGGCCGATCACCGGCCCCGATATGCGCTCACCGACCCAGGCGCCGAGCAGGGCGGCCACGTCGTCGCCGACGGGCATGCCCCGCTCATGGTCGGCCTTGCCTCTCACCTCTATCCAGCCCCGGCCCCGATCCCAGTCCTCGACGCCCAGGCGGGACACCTCCACGCAGCGCAGACCCTGGCGGCCCATCAAGGCGACGATGACCCGGGCCTCCAGGTCTGGGAGCACAAGGCGCAGGCGGCCCATCTGCGCGGCCGTGAGACCCCTGGGGTTGCGCCGGGGTTCCTTGACCCGCCCGGCCGACCGGCACGGGTCGCCGGAAAGCAGATCCCAGTCGGCCGCCCACCGGCAGAACACTTTCACCGTCGACAGGTACGCCCTCCTCGACGCCGGCCGCTGCGATCCGATGGCGGCCTGCCAGCGGCGGATGTGGTCGCGGTCCAGGTCGGCGATTTCGGTCCCCTCGCAGAGCTCCACCAGCGCGCCCAGACGCCAGCGCAGCTGGCGGGCGGTCCGGTCGCCTATCTCGGCCCGAGCCCTCCGGTCGCTCACGTACGCCTCTACCGCTTCGCCTACCAGCATGCCCCTACCTCCTGGTCAGCCCACCGCCTTTATCGGTCTAGCCGTCCCCGCCGAGGCCCGCTCAGATGGCGCGAATACCGTGTGGTATTTGCGCGAACCGGACACCCAGGGGGATTTACCGGGTCGGTCCGAACACCTCCACCCGGACCCGCTCGATGGCATCCCAGAACAGCTCGATCCCCTGACCGTCGGCGCGGTCGACCAGGTGTTCGCGCAACGGCTTGAAATGGTCGGCCAGGTCGCGCATGAGGGCGTGGGCGCTCAGGTCCGTGTCGCTCACGCCGCCACCGCCAGAGACATTTTTCGATACCAAGCTCTGTACGCACTACGTCGGCAGGTACGGCATCCGCGCTGACCACCCGGCGAGACGTAGAGGTTTGCCCCACTCAAGGCATGGCCCCGTATGCAATGGCTGCGCGTGGCGCGCTCACCTCGGCGCATGTTCTCTTGACGGGTAACGGGCTCCAAATGGGCTGGGTTGACGCAATGGCGTACCCGGCAAAGGTGATCTATTTCCAACCCCTTCGCGATTGGCCCTACCAACAACTCCCATGCGACCCGGTGCGCTCCAACGCACGTCCGGCGCCCCGGAGCACTCCGAATGCTGAGGATTCCGTAACCGCTCGGGTTGCGGCTACCGATCCACAACCAGCACGACTCCGTGCGCTCGACCTTGCTCCAGAACCGGGTGGCTAGTGTGCTCCTCATGCTGCCACCGCCCAGACGGGCGACGACGTCTCCCATTTGGTAGACGACCGGCGTGCCTTTCTCCCGGCTCGGGCCTTCGGCAGGGGTTCGCCGATGAGGTACTCGAGCGGTACGCCGCATCGGATGGCCCATAGGCGTAGATACCCGATGCGCGGTACCGCAGTATCTGCCTCGAATTTGGTGACGGTGGTCTGATGCACGCCCAACTCGGCGGCTAGATCCGCGGTCGATAGACCCGCCGTGCGTCGCGCTTTGCGCATCCGGTCGCCCAATGTCCAGGCCAGTACATCAGTCATGCGACGAATGCTACAGGATGAGGCATGACAATGCAAGATCATGCAACATGAGTAACCCGGTATGTAGGATCTTGACGCATGATAATGCGTCGTGCATTATGGCGCTGATGCCACCTGACACCATGACCGTGCGCGAAGTCCTCGAGCTTTACGGGGTTACCCGCAGCACTCTGGACCGCTGGATCGCGGCCGGATTGCTCCCCGTTATCCAACCCTTTCCGCGCGGCGAGCGCCGTTTCCGCCGCTCCGATGTCGAGGCCCTACTCACGCCCAAGGCTGCTTCGTGAGCACCGCCGTTGACATCGCCACCGGCGAGCTGGTCGCCCCGCTGGTAGGTCGCCAGCTCACCCCGGTGGAGGTGCGGGCGCGCGCCGCCTGGATTAGAGAGGTCACCAAAGCGGCGCTGCGAGAAGGCGTCGATTACGGCGTCATCCCCGGCACCGACCGCCCGGCGCTACTGAAGCCGGGCGCCGAGATGCTGCTCCTGGCCGCCGGGCTGGGGTTCACCATCACCCGTCTCGACGATGACGATTACGTGGCCCACGCCGGGGTCACCTACCGGTGCAGTGTCCGCCGCGGGGACATCGTAATAGCCGAGTGTGACGGTTACGCCGGCTACGACGAATCCCGCTACTACCGATCCGCCGAAGACTCCGAGAAGGCCGAACGGGCGTTCGCCAAGAAGGACCGCCGCCCGCCGCGCGAGGACAAGTTCGTCGAGTACCGGGCGCCGTGGAACACCATCCTGAAAATGGCCCAGAAACGGGCTCTGGTCGGTGCCGCCCTCAACGCGGTGGCCGGCTCCGGCCTTTTCATCGGCGACGGCGACGACTCAGAACCGGCCCCGACGCCGCCACCCAAACCGGTCACTAACCGGCCATCGCCCGAGGATCCGTTCTAGTGGCCCGCCTCGCCTTATCGGCGGTGGCCGCGGTCACCTTCGGTACCGCCGTGGCCGTGCTGGCCGTACCGAGCCAACCTACCGCCGAGGTGGCCGCCGGCCCGGCGCCCTGGCCTGACCCGGTCTGGCGGCACCCGGCGCTGGCGACAACCACCACGACCACCGTGCCGCCATCTCCGCGCGTGCTGCCCACATCACACCCGGGCCGCGCGCGGTCCGCTGCCACCGTCCCGGCTCACCCTTCGCCCCGAAGGCCCCTGCCGGCGACGGTGGCGGCACCATCGAGCTGGTCGGGTCCGTGGGCGTGTATCGCCCGCTACGAATCGGGCGGCAATCCGTCGGAGAACACCGGTAACGGGTATTACGGCGGTCTGCAATTCTCGTTGTCGACCTGGCGGGCCTACGGCGGGCACGGTAGGCCCGACCAGGCGTCTATCGCCACCCAAGAGCAGGTCGCCACCCGGGTGCTGGCCGGCCAGGGCTGGCGGGCTTGGCCGAACACATCTCTGCGGTGCGGGCTGTGAGCGATAGTGGGGTCGTCCGGGCCGGTCCTGTTCACGGGGAAGTGCGCGGGAGGCTTGCCGGCCCGGACCGTTACGAGTGCCGTAGTACCTATCTCTGGAAGGGCGACGTTCACTGGACAGCCTGGATACCGACACCAGGCCCGCCGTCGGTGCGGAGGATCCTCAGCTGGGCTGACGTGACCGCCGTGACCGTCGATCACGACGACTGGCTCATTGAGTACCGGCGGGCGCGGTGATCCGCCGCTTCCGGAGGTGGCGGGCGGCTCACTACCTGTACCTGGCCCACCTGGCTTATGACGAGAACCCTTCGCCGCTCACGGCCCTGGTGTGGGCGCGCGCCAAAGCCCTACACAACGACTTGGGCGGGTGAACATCGCCGCCGTCATGTCCGCCCTGGAGGTGGATGACCTTGACCATTCGGCCAAACACGCCCTGGTGGTGGTCGCCTGCCGGGCCAGCCGCGGCGCCGGGCTGGTCAACCTGCCTATCGGGCGGGTCGCCAGGGATATGCAAGTGACCTACAAGACGGCTCTTAAGGCGCTCAACGAGCTGGTGGAGAGCGGCTACCTGGAGGTTGTGGACAAGTCGCCCGGGCATCGCCCCACTTGGTATCTGAAATCTGTAGTGAGTACAGATTCGAATATGTACTCACTACACACCCCAAATATGTACTCAGTGCCGGGCGAATCTGTACTCAGTACAGATCAAATAGGTACTGAGTACAGACCAGAGGATTCTTTGGAGAAAAGAGAAGGAGAAGGGCAAATCGAAAAGCAGGAACTCGATGCCGATGCCGCTCGCCACCCGGCGAGCGGCATCGAGTCTGGGGAAAACCCGTTGTTCGACGCGGGCGGGCGGCCCGACTTCGAAGGCCTCAAAGCCCGACTACAAGCCAAACGGCCAGCCGGGCCGCCGCGGAGCTACCGGCGATGACTCCCGATAGTGACGTTTATCAGGAACCCACAGCTAAGAGCGCCCAGGACCGACACGATGGTGGCGTGGTGTGGGGAGCGCTTCGGCGGGACACCGACGCCCTAGACGATGCGTTAGATGTAGCGACTAGCGCGCTCTACTCGGCTTCCATCGCCGCTCAGTGGCGTACGGACAAGGGTTACCCAATCGCCTCAGCACTCAGCGACATCCTCGGCGGGCTGAGCACCTTTCTCGACGGTTTGCTCACTCAACGAGTCGAGCTAGCTAACAACCGTTCTGGGACTGATTCTGAATGACAGAGAATCGGGCTTATCGGGGATTGAGGCTCGCCTATGCGGACCCGCCCTACCCAGGCCAGGCACGCAAGCACTACTCGCTAGAGAACCCCAACGCCGCGGAAGTGGACTTCGCCGCCCTGATCGACCGGTTAGTCGCCGAGTTCCCTGACGGTTGGGCGCTGAGCTGCAACAGTGGAAACCTTCGCGACTTGTTGCCACTTTGCCCCGACGACGTGCGCGTGATGGCCTGGGTCAAGCGTTTCGCCAAGTTCAAGCCTGGCGTCAACCCGTTATACGCGTGGGAGCCGGTGATCGTTAGGGGTGGCCGCAAACATGCCCGCGACGCGGTGAAGATCCGCGACTGGGTCGACGCCGTCCCGGTGATGGCGTCGGCCAAGGTAGTCGGCCCGAAGGTCGTCGGCCAGAAGCCGGTCGGGTTCGTCAACTGGCTTCGGGCCGTGCTTAACGTCCAGGCCGACGACGAGCTAGTCGATTTGTACCCCGGATCTGGCGTCGTCGGCCGCGTGCTCGATCAGGGGTGTTTCGGTGTCTAATCCTGATACCCACTACTACACCGCCAAGGACACTCTCACCGCGACTGCCGCGGTATTTATGGCGAATGGTCTTCGGTGGGATCAGTGGATGAGCGCCTGTCACTGGGCGTGGGAGCAAGCCGCCGACGGATGTCCCCCTGAATCGGACAAATCGTGACAGTCCCGGATAACCCCGGCGCTTATCCGCGATTCGCCTTCCTAGATCCGATCCAGAATCGGCAATGCGTGCTGGTGGTTCCACCAGACGGCCGCGTCTTCGCCTCGCGTGGCGAACCGAAGATCGGCATAGAGCACCCTGACTGCGACCAGGTAGCGGATTTGTCGATCGACCTTGACGCCTTCTACTGCCCTGTCTGCCGATGGAATGGCCGAGTGAGTGGCGCCTGGTGCGTTCACGTGATCGAAGGTGGCCGCGAATGACGCCAGTTCCCAATAACGGCACTTATCCGCGACTCGACGTCCGGACGCGGGTGGTCAAGATCTGCTCCGAGTGCTCAGCCGAGGCGCCAATCGGTTCCGACATCGACCACGATCCGGCCTGCTCGGGATCGCCGAACATCTGCACCGTCGAGAATCGGACGAATCGTGACAGTTCCCAATAACCCCGGTTCTCTGTAACTCGGATCTACGCTTCGGGCATGGCATTGACAGCCCGCCAACGCAACGCCTTACCTCGCTCGGCGTTCGCCTACCCGGCCAAACGTCTGTACCCGGTGCCAACCAAAGCGCAGGCCAGACGAGCGGGCATATCGGAACGGCAACGGGTCAACATTCACCGCAACGCCTTGTCGCGCGCCGCCCAGGCCAACACCAGAGGATCAACCAGCCACGTGCGCAGTGTGGTCGCTCGCCGGCACGGGGGCGCGATCAGATCGTTGGCACGTGGGCGGCGTTGACCCACGGTTGCGGACGCCGGCGTGGAGGCGTCTGAGACTGGCCGTCCTGGACCGTGACCTGGGGTTGTGTCAGATCCGCGACGAGGGCTGCACCAGATATGCCACCTGTGTCGATCACATCGTGGCCCGGGTCGACGGCGGCGACATGTGGAACCCGGCGAATCTGAGGGCCGCCTGCCGTAGTTGCAACACCCGGGGGTCGATCAATCTGAAACGGCGAACCGGGTGGCGCTACCGCTGGGGGGTGGCGGACTATGAAACGCGGTTTTGAAACTTTTGGA